TATTCACCCCTGAAAATCTATCCATGATCTCACTCCTTTCTGCTCTTATTCTACCGCAGAAGGAAGCCTGCCACAAGGAGGTAAAAGCTTTGAAATCCACATCCTGGTCTCCCGAATGGAAAGCGGAGGCCGTAAAACAGAAGACCCTCCGCGGCTGGAATTACAGCCAGCTCGCCAAGGCGGCAGGGCTTGGCGTCGGTCAGGTACAGAAGTACATGACCGGCAAATACCACAACGACAATCCCAGAGAGCCAATCGAGCGGGCGCTGGGGATGAGGTGACAGCTATGACGAGAAGCTCTATTTTCTCCTGCTTTATGTCATTTGTCGCAGGCGGGTGCATGGTGGCGCTGGTCATGTTCTGCGCCCGGCATCCCACCCGCGAAATGCTGTTGGGCTGGGCTGCATACCTGCTGCTGGCCTTTGCTCTTGCTTATAAGTTAGGAGGTGCGCTCATCTTATGAACGGCATAATGTTTATTTTCTCCGACCTCTTGCAGCTCACCGGCTGCGACCCGTGGCAGGCCCAGTGCATCGAGACGCTGACGCTGCTCTTCGTCTTCGCGCCCATCGTGGCGGGCCTGCCTCTGGCACTGGTGGAGTGGGACCAGTTCAAACGGGCCGACAACGCCCGGATCCGCGCTGCAAAGCGCCGGCGGATGGAAAGGACGGCACACTGATGAGCACACCCGCAAAAGAACATCACTGCGCCCTCTGCGGCTCGGCCAACGTGGCTCGGGGCCGCAAATACTGCCCGGAATGTCTGAGCGCCGTGCGCAAGACACAGGCCGAGGAGCACAACAAGAAGCTCAAGGCTCAGTATGAGGAAAAGAAAAAGCAGGCCCTGCCGCAAGGCAATAGCCTCCACGATGTCTGTACCCGAGCAGATGCTGCAGGACGCAGCTACGGCCAGCAGGTAGAGTTTGAACGCCGTCAGAAGGAGTTGTTGTTACATGGCAAAAACGACTAGAAACGAAGCGTGGCATGAGGCCTACAAGGCCATCTTCAGCAAGACCGGCTGCCTCCGGCTCACGGTAGACCAGGTATCTGGATATATGGGCGTACCCAAGCGCGACGTCTGCAGGCGCTACCCTGACGGCTGGAACAACAACGGGGCCGGTGATGGCCGTGGCAAGCGCATCCGGCTCGATACACTGCTGGATCAGGAATTTGGAACGTACTAGGGAGGTCTACCATGAAAGAAGCCATGCGTGATAAGGTGTGCCAGCTCATTGGCAAATATCAGGCCGAGGAGGCTTTCCACCGTGAAAAAGCTGGTCCTATCCATTCCTCGAACTGGCCCGGCACAGACGCCGTCAAGGCTGCGTGCTGCCGGGACTTTCTGAAGGACCTCGAGAAACTGCTGGAGGAGAGGTAAACAGCGACACCAATGGCGGCAGGTGAGTAAACAAAAGCCGCTGCCAGCGCAGAAGCGTAAATTCGAAACTGAAAGGAATGAGGATATGGCCGCAACCAAACCCGCAAGCGGTCGGCGTGGGCCGTCCACAAGTGCAAAGAAGGCTTCTGGGGCTGTTTTGCCTCCGCCCATCACTTTTCCCGTGAACAGCCCTGCTCCCCGCCAAATCGAGCCGCAGGAATGCGTGGCCCGCTGCATTGAGGCATCTGCCGACGGCGTGCGCGTCGTCGTGCTTCCCCGGGTGGTCGATGTCCGGCATATGCTGGACAGTGTTTATGGCGTACTGGGCTGGGGGGACACCTACTATCGCTCCGGAAGTTGGTGGAGATGCCAAATCGAGGTACTCTCCCCTGCTACCGGCCAGTATGTCCGCAAGGACGCCGGGCCGCTGAGCCTGCCCACATCCGACCCTGACCGGATGCAGGAGAATACCAGCTTTTTGTGCGCAGCGGCTATGCTGGGCTTTGCCGAGGACGTCATGGAGCTTGGTCCCATCGCTCTCAAGGCCGAGCAGGTGCCGGTGATGAAGAGCGAGAAGGGCAAATTCTACCCTGCCGTGAAGATCTCCGTGGACAAGTTTGCCCGGGCTGAGGATGGGCATATCAGCATGGTGCAGTTTGCCCTCTCGGACGGAAAGAAAGTCTTATGGGACGAAAAAGCATAGTCGGGCGTCTGCCTGTGGTATATGACCCGGCCCGGCGGGGCTTTGCCGTGGAAAACTCTGCGGAATTTGTGAAAACACAGATTCGCCAGAAGCTCGACGAGCTGGCCCATGGGAAGCCCCTGCGGCTGACAGTCACGTTTGAACTGGAGCGCAAGGGCCGCAGCATTAACCAGAACCGTATGATGTGGGCCTTGCTCACCATCATGGCCGACGCCTACAATGCAGGCAGGGCGGGCGGCATCCAGCCGGAGGATTGTTATATCGAGATGCTGGAGGAATACGGCCTCGAATACGACTTTCTGGAGCTTCCGGTGGCTGCTGTGCCTATCCTGCGCAATGCTTACCGGCTGGTACATATCGTAGAACTGCTGGACAACGACCGCTGCACCGTCAAGGCGTCGATGGGTTCCAGCAGCTTCTCCACAGCTCAGATGACCGCCTTTATTGACGGGATCTTCGACCGGCTGGCCGAGATGGGGGTAAATGACCCCAATGTCACGGCCTACTGGCAGGAATGGCAGGAGGTGCCGAGATGAAAACGAAACGTATGAAGAAACTGCTGATGGGCCTTGGCTTGTCTCGCAATCAGGTCAACCGTATGGTAAACACACAGCGCCGTGAAGGCTCAAAGAAAGTGAGCAATGCGCTCTACTGGATCGTTGCTCAGAAGCATATCAACGATTGCGGCCCTGAGCTGCTTCCCTGTTTGAGCAGCCTCGTTTTGAAGTAATGGCCGCGTCAATTATGCAGACCCGGCAGGAGTGCTACATCTGCCGGGCAAAATACAACGTCTCCACCGTGCGCGGCCTTGAGGAACACCATGTGCTCAACGGGCCGCTGCGGCCGATGGCCGAGCGTTATGGGCTCAAAGTCTGGCTTTGCCATCGACACCACAACGAGCCGGGCTACAGCGCCCACTTTGACCACCACTGCCGCCTTTGGCTCAAAAAAGAGGCACAGGCCGCTTTTGAGGCCCGATATGGACACGAGCGCTGGATGGCTGAAACCGGAAAGGATTATTTGAAATGCTCAATGTTGTAGCTATCATGGGGCGGCTCGTAGCCGACCCTGAGCTTAAAATCACCCCGGCGGGCATCAGCGTATGCACCTTCCGCATCGCCTGTGACCGCAATTTTGTGCAGCAGGGCCAGCAGCGGCAGGCCGATTTCATCGACGTCGTTGCATGGCGGCACAATGCAGACTTTCTGTGCAAATACTTTGCCAAGGGCAGCATGGTGGCTGTGCAGGGCCGTCTCCAGACCCGGCAGTATCAGGACCGGAACGGCAGCAACCGTACAGCCGTGGAGGTCGTGGCGGACAGCCTGAGCTTTGCAGGCTCGAACAAGAAGCCCGGCGGGCAGGCCGTGGACGACGGCGGTGAGGCACCGCCCAGCAGCAGTCCCGAGACGACATCGGCCTACTCGCAGGGCAGCGCAGAGGACTTCGAGGTCATCGACGACAACGACGATTTGCCATTCTGAGAGGGTGAAGAATCATGACGGTCAAAAAGAAACAGAGTTATATTGTCGTGCTCGACTGGATGGTAGAGAAGTACCACCTCAAGGGCAACGAGCTGCTGGCCTACGCTCTCATCTACGGCTTCAGTCAGGACGAGGAAAGCGAGTATAAGGGCAGCTACTCCTACATCTGCAAGTGGCTCAGCATCGACCGCGCTACAGCGATCCGCATTCTGAACAGGCTGGAATCCAAGGGCCTGTTGACCAAGCGGCAAGAGCTGGTAGGCGGCAAGGCCACCAACCGGTATATCGCCGAGACCCCGGAGGCTGTTGCTCCTGTCCAGACTGACCCGGCGAGACCTGAAAATCGCCCTACTCCTCACCCTCTTGACCCGTCGCAAAATGCGACCGGTGGCGAAATGTCACCCGTGGCAAAGTGCGACCGATACCCGTCGCAAAATGCGACTCAGACCCGTGGCAAAATGCCACCCAGTAATACTATAGGGAAACCTATAGGGGAAATCTATCTATCCGCACGAGGTGCGGACCCCGATGGATCGATGGACTCGCACACCCGGCGAGAGGCTGTGGAAGCGGACTTCCGCCAGCGGCTGGAGATCGATACTCTGGCCCGGAATCCGCGATACGAGCCTGCCCAGCTGGAGGAACTGCTGGACAACATCGTGGACATGTACAGCTGTGAGACACCCATGCAGTACATCGGCCAGCAGATGCAGACTACCAAAGCCATCCGCGCCCGGCTGGACAAGCTGACCAGCCAGAGCGTCGAGTACATCATGGAGAGCCTGAGCAATACCACTCAGCCCATCAAGAATATCCGCGCCTATCTGCGCACCGTCATCCTGAACGCCCCGGGTACCATGGAAAGCTACTATCAGGTGCAGGCCAATGCGGCGGTAGCTGCAAATTCTCATCCCCCTGCCCCGGCGGGCAGTCTGATGGAGGGTGCGGTGCGGCGCTTCGGGCAGAAGCGGAGGGACGGCGCATGAAGGCCTCTGACTCTCACGTCCAACACTATCCCGAAGATAACCCTTGCAACCGCTGCTCGTTTCTGGCCTGCCGCGACCGCCCGCTCACCTACTTTCGCCAGTGCAGTGCCTGGCGCGAGTGGTTTGCGGACCGCTGGCAGGGCTACCAGATCGCCGCAGAGAAGATAAAAACAAGCAGATAAGCAACAAGGAGGATCACAATGCGCAACATGAGCAAAATCGCCATCATCAACTTGAAGGGAGGCGTCGGCAAGTCGGTCACGGCCTGCAATCTGGCCTGCATCCTCGCCGAAAAGCATTCCCGGCGGGTGCTGGTGATGGATCTGGACAAGCAGGCCAACACCACGAAGTTTTTCCAGTGCTTCGACCCTCGGGGCAAGACTATGGCCTCCGTGCTGACGCTGGACAACAAGCTTGAAGACGTCATCTGTCATCGGGAGAAGTTCAAGGTGGATGTCGCCCCTTCCTGCATGAGCATGAACTTCGCCAACAAGCTGGTCATGCTCGAAGCCGGGCGGCCCCAGCACAACCGCATCGCCAACGCATTGGCACCGCTTGCGGACGCCTACGACTACTGCATCATGGACTGCCCGCCTGACATCGACATTGCCACCATCAACGCACTGGTCTGCGCCGACTGGCTCATCATCCCGATGGACTGCGGCGAATGGGCCATGGACGGCTTGAAAGAAATTCTTGCTCAGGTGCAGGATGTCAAGGAGAACTACAACCCCGGCCTCGAGGTCATGTGTGTGCTACCGACCATGTACCGGCGCACACGGTACGGCGCAAAAGCAATCGACGCTTTGATGGACAGCAAACTCCCGATTTTTTACAGTGAGCGCGGCGGGGTACTGCGCATCAATGCCTGCGCAGCGGTGCAGGAGGCCGTCAGCGAGCATATACCGCTGTGTGACTACAGCCCCAAGTGCAAGGCGACTGAGCAGTATCTGGAGCTGACCCGTAAAGTTATGGCAAAGGCGGAGGGATAAACGATGAGCACCGGTTTGATAAGCGACCTCCTGAACATTCAACCTCAGACTTCCACCCCGGCGGGGTCGATGCAGGTGAAGATGCTGCCGCGCGAGTACATCATGCGAAACCCAGACAACAAAATTTATGTCGTGGGCGACATCGACAAGCTCAAGGAAGACATCCGGCTGAACGGCGTACGCCAGCCGCTGGAAGTCATCCGGTGGGCGAACGGTTACAAGCTCATCGGCGGCGAGCGGCGTCTGACCGCCTGCGAGGAACTGGCCAAGGAGGGCGATGACCGCTTTTCTTCCCTGCCCTGCATCATCGTGGAGAGCAAGGGCGAAGTTGACGACAGGATCGCACTCATTACCGCCAACGCCACAGCCCGCGACCTGACCGACGGCGAACGGCTGGCACAGTACGAAGCCCTGAAGGATGCTCTCGCCCGGAAAAAGAGAGAGGGCCATCTGGAGGGCAAGGTAAGAGACGAAGTCTGCCGGATACTTGGCCTCAGCACCGGCGCGGCCGCCCGGCTGAATGCCATTTCCGAAAACTGTGACGACGAGACCAAGCAGTTCCTCCATGAAGGCGAGATAACCCTGATGGACGCTTACCGCGCCGCCCAGAACATCATCGAGAAGCGCCGCATGGAAGCGCAGAAAGCCACTGCTCCGGTAACGGTTTCAGAAGGTCCCGAAAATTTTCCATCTGCGCTGTCTTTGGGTGCTGCCACTGCTGCGGAAAAGCCACCTGTGGCATACCAGACAGCGCCGGAGAAGCAAAGCCGTGGGATGGCAGTGGAGAATGCTGCAAGCACACTCGAGCATCCGGCCAATGTCATCACAAAATCTCCTGCAACCTCGAATACATCTGTACTCTCGGGGCCTCGAGGGCTCAACATGCTGATAAAACTGGCGCAGAAAACGCTTGATGAAACTGCCTCATGGGCGTTGTACCTGTGTGAAGTAAAATTTAGAGTCGAGTACTATACCCAGCCTCTGCCCGGCGGGGCCACGCTCTGGATGAGGCTGGACGAGATTGCCAAAGAGAAAAAGCGAGAGCGTTATGCCGACTATGCCATCATCTTGCAGGATGACAGCTTTTTTACTGACGGCTGGGAAAACCGGCAGCGCATACTTGACGATTTGGTACGATGGTTTAGTTTAACTTGATTTTTGAGGAGGGCAAAGGATGACACCGCGAGAATTTCGACAGCTGCATGCAATCCCCTTTGACATCAAAGCTAGAACTCGCCGCATCCAGCAGCTGGAAGCGAAGCAGGCCGAGGGGCCTGAGCTTGTGGCCGATGTAGTGAAATCCTCTTGCGGTGACGGAAATGCCTGTATCCTCGGTCATGCCACTGTGCGTGGGACAGCTGACAGCGTATACGCCCGGCGGGAGAGTGAGATAAAGAAGCTCAAAGCACGCAATGCCGAGCTGGATGCCCTGTATATCGAGGGCCAGCGCATCGTAGAGACCTGCGATGACATCATGCTGCGGGCAGTCATCTCTGACATCTGCATTCTGGGCAAGAAACCGCAGGAGGTAGCTGTAGAACTGATGGAGTTCGGCTGCGACCTGGATGCCGATACCATTCGGCGGAGGGTTGACCGGTGGGTCGAGCAGAATGTGACGTGATGCATAAGACGGCTGATTCCAAATCGGGGTCAGCCGCTTTTATTTTATCCAAAATGTCCGATTTGTCCGAGATTTTCTGATTTGTCCGGATTGTCCGGAAATGGTCGATTTGTCCGAAATGTCCAGATTGTCCGAGAATGGTCGATTTGTCCGGATTGTCCGAAAAAACCATGCTATTATCATACTGCGGGCATCAGAAATCCGCATTGTGAGTTTTCCATCGGCGGGAATCACAGCACAGGTTTCTTGCTACCTGTGCTCAATGGGTCATCTGCGCCGTCCGCTTCAAGCCCCAGCGGCGCATATCATAGTTTTGAGGTGTCCACAGTGGACACCTTTTTCTTCTGCCGTTCGGAAACCCCGGGCGGCTTTTTCATACCCCCGGGGTCTGCAAAAGTACCCCCTCCCTCAAAAAGACCTCCCCCCTCCGGGCATGACCCGGCGGGGCAAAGGAAGCCGAAGCTTCGAGGACCACCGCACAGCACGTCAGCAAAAGGAGGCTGCATCCTAATGGCAGGCAGGACACCGCGCCGCAACGAGCGGCCAGACCACGACGGCACACACCGTCTGGCCTTTGAGCGGAACAAAAAGAAGATCTATGCGACGCAGACCGTTTGCGGCATCTGCGGCAAGCCGGTCGATTTCAGCTATAAGTTCCCGCATCCGCTCTCGCCCTGCATCGACCACATCATCCCCATCGTCAAAGGCGGACACCCCAGCGACCTTGACAATCTTCAGCTCGCGCATTTCTGCTGCAACCGGGCCAAGAGCGACAAGCTGGTGGCCCGCAGCGGAAAGGCTCAGGAGCAGGCTGTCGATTCGCCGCGTGTCCTGCCCCTGTCCCGTGACTGGACGACCTACCGCAGCCGATAGGGGGGATGACCCCCTCCCCCTGCCCTCGCCGGACTCCCCAGCCGTCACTGGGAATATTTTCTCACGAAAAGGAGGAATCCCCCATGAGCCAGACCCGCGGCATGGCCTATCTCCGCCGCAAGCTGGAGCTGAAGCGCAGCCGGGTGCTTATCCGCTATAAATACTATGAGATGAAGAATGCCGTGAAGGACTTCGGCATGGTCACGCCGCCCGAGTTCCGCACCTTCAGCGAGGTGCTGGGCTGGTGCGGCAAGGCTGTGGATTCGCTGGCCGATCGGCTCATTTTCCGGGAGTTCCGGCAGGACAACTTCGACCTGAACAGCATCTATCTCCAGAACAATGCCGACATCCTTTTCGACAGCGCTGTCCTTTCGGCCCTTATCTCGAGCTGTTCGTTCCTGTACATCTGCGCCGGTGAAGACGGCTTTCCCCGCATGTCGGTGCTGGACGGCGGCAATGCCACCGGGATCATCGACGATGTGACCGGTCTGCTGACCGAGGGCTACGCCGTTCTGGAGCGGAACGCCGACAACGGCACGCCCACGCTGGAGGCCTACTTCACGGCTGGCAGCACATGGTACTACCCCAAGGGCGAAAATCCTTACCTTGTGACCAACCCCGCCCCCGCGCCGCTGCTGGTACCCATCTGCTACCGCCCGGATGCTGCCCGGCCCTTTGGCCACAGCCGCATCTCCCGGGCCTGCATGGGCCTGCAGCAGGGCGCACTGCGCACTCTCAAGCGCAGCGAGATCAGCGCCGAGTTCTACTCTTTTCCGCAAAAGTACGTTCTGGGGACCTCCGGCGACGCCGACCCGATGGACAAGTGGAAAGCCACCATTTCCTCCCTGCTGGAGATCTCCAAGGACGAGGACGGCGACCATCCGGTGGTCGGGCAGTTTACTCAGCAGAGCATGAGCCCCTATACCGAGCAGCTGCGCACCTTCGCGGCACTGTTCGCGGGAGAGACCGGCCTGACGCTGGACGATCTGGGGTTTGTCACCGACAATCCTTCCAGCGCAGAGGCCATCAAGTCCAGCCACGAGACGCTGCGTCTGGCCGCCCGCAAGGCACAGCGGACCTTCGGCAGCGGCTTTCTCAATGCCGGTTATCTCGCCGCCTGCCTGCGGGATGATTTTGCCTATCAGCGCCGCCAGCTCTATCTGACCCGCCCCGTCTGGGAGCCGGTCTTTGAGCCGGACGCCGCCACCCTCTCCGGTATCGGCGATGCCGTGGGCAAGGTCAACGCTGTCATCCCCGGCTATTTCGGAAAAGAGAACCTGCGCGACCTGACCGGCGTGCAGGCCGAGGGATGAGCAGATGGACAAGCAGGATATTGCCCCCGCGCTGCTGGGGCGCATCCGGGCCGACTTTCTCCGCCTGCTGAGGAACGCTGCTCCTTCGGCGGCCACTTACCCTGCGGCTCTGGACTACGCTGACCTTGTCGGCGGCGCTCTGGCCGAGGCGTTCCGTCTCCATCTCAGCGCCGACACGCTTCCGGATGGACGGATGTACTGGAACATCGCCGACCGCGTCCTCCGCCCCCTGCTGGAGGAGGACCATTCACTGGTAGCTGACGCTGCTGCTGCCGTACAGCAGCAGCTCAACGAGGCGGCCGGTCTCCGTCTGCTGGCCCAGCGCGTCCCGGTGGACGAGGACCGCATCGACGGCATCCTGAACAAGGTCTGCGCTGCCGAGCACTACGAGGATGTGGCCCACATGCTGGATGAGCCGGTACGGACTTTCTCCCGGATGGCAGTAGACGATACCCTGAAAGCCAACGTGCAGTTTCAGGGCCGGGCCGGGCTGCGTCCCCGAGTCGTGCGGCGCACCACCGGGAGCTGCTGCGAATGGTGCAGCAGGCTTGCCGGAAGCTACGACTATCCCCATGTGCCTGCCGACGTCTACCGCCGCCATGAGCGCTGTCGCTGCAAGGTCGAGTATGACCCGGGCGATGGCCGCAGGCAGAATGTGTGGGATAAGAAGTGGACGGAGGATCCCGAAACCCTTCAGGCTCGCAAAGAATTTGCGGAGTCTCCACTTGTCACTAAAATCCGCTTTCCGAAAGAGTCCTCTCTGCAGAACGTCCTCCCGGAATATCTGCGGACGGCTGCTCCGGGAGTCGGTTCCATCTCATACGATGCTGGTTACGATATGGTCCGCCATGCAGACGAAGTAAAAACAGCACAATGGCTGCACGCCCATTTGGGCGGCGACATCGTGCTGTTGAACGAAGCAAATAATTATAAAGCGATGACTCCAGACTACATCTGGAACGACAAGCTCTGGGATTTGAAAACGGTTTCTACAGAAAAGTCCGCAAACAGCGCTGTTCGGCATGGTTTGAAGCAGATCCAAGAGAATCCCGGCGGGATCATCCTGAACTATGAGCAGAATACGATTTCTCTGGAAACGCTGAAGGATGTCCTACGGAAAAGATTGACTGCCAGTGCGACGCAGGGTGTAGACATCCTCGTCATCTGCAAAGAGAAATTATTCACTGTTCAGCGATTCACTGCAAAAAAAATAGAGGTGTCGAGCCCCCACCATATAGCGGAGGCGCACCTCATAGCTATTATATAGCACATTTTCGTCTTTTCGTCAATATTACATTTTCATTCTCATAAAGGAGGCCCCGCCGTCATGCCCCGAGCGTCAGAAAAGGCCGTCCCGGAAAAGCTGGGCCGCCAGACGCCCACGGCGGCGGTGGTGCTGCCCTACACCACGACCCACGGGCAGGAGGCCATCGACCTCTACAACACCACCGGGCGTACCGCCCAACAGTGGCAGCAGCTCCTGCTCTACGACATCCTCGCCGAAAACGAGGACGGCCTGTGGGTACATACCAAATTCGGCTACAGCGTCCCCCGCCGCAACGGCAAGAATGAGATCGCCGCCATGCGGGAGCTGTACGGTCTCCAGCGGGGCGAGAACATCCTGCACACAGCCCACCGCACGACCACCAGTCATGCCGCGTGGGAGCGCCTGTGCAGCCTGCTGGACAAGGCCAAGATAGAATACAGATCCATTCGTGCCTCTGGCCGGGAGAGCATCCGGTTGAAAAGCGGTGAGGGCCGCATCGAGTTCCGCACCCGTTCCTCCAAGGGCGGTCTGGGCGAGGGCTTCGACCTGCTCATCATCGACGAGGCGCAGGAGTACACCGACGATCAGGAAAGCGCCCTCAAGTATGTGGTCACGGACAGCCGCGACCCGCAGACACTCTTCTGCGGCACACCGCCCACGCCGGTCTCCTCCGGCACGGTGTTCCTCAAACTGCGAAACGCGGCCCTGCAGGGCGAAACGCAGAACACCGGCTGGGCCGAGTGGAGCGTGGAGCAGCAGACCGACCCCCATGATGTGGCTGCATGGTACGAGACGAATCCCAGTCTGGGTACCATCTTTACCGAGCGCAGCATCACCGACGAGATCAGCTCCGACCCCATTGACTTCAACATCCAGCGCCTCGGCCTCTGGCTGCGGTATAACCAAAAATCGGCTATCAGCAAAGCCGAATGGGAGGAGCTGAAGGTCGCCGCCCTGCCCGAGCTGAAGGGCAGGCTTTATGCGGGCATCAAGTTCAGTCCGGACGGGGCCAGTGCAGCGCTCTCCATTGCCGTCCGGACTGCCGACAACAAAATCTTCGTGGAAGCCATCGACTGCCGCCCCACCCGGGCAGGCAGTGGGTGGCTTTTGGATTTTCTGAGCAAGGCCCAGTTCGCCGCCGTGGCGGTGGACGGTGCCAGCGGGCAGCAGCTCCTGGCCGACGCCATGAAAGCCGCCCATCTCAAAGCGCCCGTCCTTCCTACCGTCAAGCAGATCATCACTGCCAACGCCGCCTTTGAGCAGGCACTGTTCGCGAAATCGCTCTGCCACGCCGGACAGCCAAGCCTTGTGCAGGTGGCTTCCAACTGCGAAAAGCGGGCCATCGGCACCAACGGCGGCTTCGGCTACCGTTCCTTGACCGAGGGAGGCCATATCGAGCTGCTGGACAGCATCATCCTCGCCTGCTGGCAATGCTCCGAGGGCAAGGAGAAACGCCGCCAGCGCACCAGCTATTAACTACGCCGAAGCAGGGCCTCCGCCCTGTTTTTTATATGCATCTGTCAGAATGGAGGTTTTCTCATGGCAGAATTTGAACCCATCACCACGCAGGAGGCATTCGACGTCGCCGTTGCCGACCGTCTGGCTCCCTTCGCCGACTACGACGACCTCAAGGCGCAGAATGCCGACTATGCCTCCCGCATCCATGCCTTTGAGATGTCGGAGCTCAAGACCCGCATCGCCCACGAGGTCGGCATCCCCTTCGACCTCTCCCAGCGGCTTACCGGTGAGAACGAGGACGCCATCCGCAAGGATGCCCAGTCTCTCGCCAAGCTGCTCAAGCCCCAGACCCCCAAATCGCCCCCGCGCAGCACCGAGCCCGCAGGCGGCAGCAGCCGCCGCGATGCCCTGCGCGCCTTCACCAACGACCTGATGAGCAAAGGAGAATAACACATGGCAGACATTCTGAGCAAAGGTTCCCTGTTCCCCGAGGAGCTGATCCCCGACTTTATCAAGAAGACCACCGGTGCCTCTGCGCTGGCCAAGCTGTGCAGCGCCACCCCCATCCCCTTCAACGGCGTCAAGGAGTTCACCTTCTCCCTCGACAAGGAAGTGGACATCGTGGCAGAGAACGGTGCCAAGACCAAGGGCGGCCTGACCGTCGACCCCATCACCATCGTCCCCATCAAGATCGAGTACGGTGCCCGCATCTCGGACGAATTTCTCTACGCCTCCGAGGATGCGCAGCTGGACTACATGAGCGCCTTTGCCGACGGCTTCGCCAAGAAGGTCGCCAAGGGCCTCGACCTGATGGCCTTCCACGGCGTCAATCCCCGCACCGGCACGGCCTCCTCCGTCATCGGCACCAATCACTTCGACTCCAAGGTGACGCAGGCTGTGACCATCGCCTCCGGCGACAAGCCCGATGAGAACATTGAGGCCGCCATCGCGCTGGTGCAGGGCGCAGACCGGGACGTCACCGGCATGGTGCTGGCCCCGGCCTTCAAGTCCACTCTGGCCAAGCAGACCACCGCCGACGGCGCAAAGCTTTACCCCCAGCTGGCATGGGGCGCAAATCCCGGCGAGGTGAACGGTCTGCGGGTGGAGTCCACCTCCAACCTGTCCTCCGGCTCCAGCCTCGACCGCGCCCTTGTAGGCGATTTCGTCAACTGCTTCAAGTGGGGCTATGCCAAGGAGATCCCCATCGAGGTCATCCGCTACGGCAACCCCGACAATGATACTCAGCTGGGCGACCTGAAGGGGCATAATCAGGTCTATCTGCGCGGTGAGGCCTACATCGGCTGGGGCATCCTCGACCCGTCCGCCTTCGCCCACATCAAGGCCGGCGAGTAAGGAGGACATGACCATGCTGTACCGCAACAAAAAGACCGGCGCTGTTATCGAAACGGACTGCCTCATCTCCGGCGGCGACTGGGAATCTGACAGGGCAGATGCCGCGCCGGACGCCACCTCCGAGGCCGACACCGAGGCTGACCCTCCCGCTGCCAAGTCCAAGCGGAAAGGCAGGGCAACGGTATGACCTACGCCACCGTGGACGACATGACCACCCTCTGGAGGCCCATGACGGAGGCAGAGCAAGCCCGCGCCGGCCCTCTGCTGGAGGTCATCTCAGCCAGCCTTGATGTTGAGGCCCGCAAGGTGGGCAAGGACCTGCCCGCACTGGTCGCTTCGGACTCTGCATTGGCTCTTGTGGCCAAGAGCGTCGCGGTCGATGTGGCTGCGCGGGCGCTGATGACCAGCACCGATCAGGAGCCGATGACCCAGCTGACGCAGGCCGCAGGCGGCTATTCCGCCTCCGGCTCCTTTCTCGTTCCCGGCGGCGGCCTGTTCATCAAGAAGTCTGAGCTGGCCCGGCTGGGGCTTCGCCGCCAGCGGATGGGGGTGATCGAGCTGTATGGCAGCTCTGATTAAGGGCATCCCGGTCACGCTTTACGAACGCACCAAGACCGGTGAGGATGCATTTCACGAACCCGTCTACGCCGAAACGCCGGTCACAGTCGAAAATGTGCTTATTACGCCTGTTGACTCTGCGGCATCGCCCACAGAGCTGCAGCTTTCCGGGCGTCATCTGGTTTATGAGCTTTGCATCCCCAAGGCCGACACTCACAAATGGGAGGGCTGCGCTGTGGAGTTTTTCGGGAAGAGATGGGGAGTCATGAACGGCGTGCAGCAATACATCACCCAGCTCACGCCTCTGGACTGGGATAAGAAAGTACAGGTGGAGCGGTATGAATGATTTTCACTTTGAACTGAACCGCTCCGGTGTCCGGAAACTGCTGAAGAGTAAAGAGATGCAAAACGGCCTTTCCTCCGTCGCTTTTGCGGCGCAAAGCCGTCTGGGCGATGGATATACGGCCAGTTACTACACGGCGGACACCCGCGCAGTGGCTGAGATAAGCGCCGATTCGCTCTCCGCCCGGAAAGAGAACGCCGGCACCAACTCCATCCTGAAAGCGCTGAAGTGACTATGATCGAAGAAATCATCCTCAATTATCTGCGGGAAAGCGGTTTTCCCTGCTATCTGTCCGTGCCGGAGGAGCCCTCCGGCAATTTTGTTGTACTGGACAAGACCGGCTCCGGCTACGACGAGGGGCTTTTCCACGCCACGCTGGCCGTGCAGTCCTACGGAAAGAGCAAGTTCAGCGCGGCCCAGCTCAGCCACCATGTCGTGCAGGCCATGCTGGATGCCGACACCCTGCCCGAGGTGGTCAGCTGCGAACTGGTCACCGACTACGATTTTCCCGACACCACCCGGAAGCTGCCCCGCTATCAGGCGGTTTTCGAGCTGGTGCATTACTGACTCTCTGAAAGGAGCATTTCTTTATGGCAAACGCAAAGAACGTCACCGCCGCAAAGCCCAAGGTCGGCGGCGCGGTCCACCGCGCCCCGCTGGGTACACCTCTGCCCACCGACGCCAAGAGTGAGCTGGACAAGGCTTTTGAGTCTCTGGGCTACATCTCCAGCGACGGCCTGACCAACTCCAACTCGCCCTCCAGCGAGAACACCACCGCATGGGGCGGCGACACCGTGCTGACCCAGCAGACCGAGAAGCCGGACACCTTCGCCTATACCCTGCTGGAGGCGCTGAACCCGGCCGTGCTCAAGTCGGTGTATGGCGACAAGAACGTCACCGGCACACTGGAGACCGGCATCACCGTCAAGGCCAACAGCGATGAACAGCAGGACTGCTGCTGGGTCATCGACATGGTGATGAAAAACAATGCAGCCAAGCGCATCGTCATCCCGGACGCTGCCGTTTCTGCCGTGGGCGACATCACCTACTCCAACGGCGCGGTGGGCTACAACACCACTCTGACCGCTGTACCTGATGATCATGGCAACACCCACTATGAGTACATCGTCGCAGCCGGCGCAGAGACGCAGACTGCCAAAGAAGCTAAGGAGGTCAAGGCATGATCACTGCTAAAACCAAGGACGGCTTTGCTGTCGAGCTCAGCGAAGAAGCGCTGGACAACGTGGAGCTTCTGGACGCGCTGGCCGCGGTGCAGGACTCCGACGTCCTGTCTCTGGGCCGCACCATCCGCTTGCTGATGGGCAAGGAGCAGACCAAGAAGCTTTATGACCACCTGCGCACCGAAGACGGCCGTGTACCGGTCGTTGCCCTGAGCAACGCTCTCGGCGAGCTGATGGAATCCTTCCGCGCCGGAAAAAACTCTTCTTCCTCTCCGGCCTGATCGCATCGGACGAGGGGAAAGACAAGCTTATCTGCGATTTTGCCCAGTATTACCATGTGCTGGACTGGCGCAGCCTGCCGGTGCGGCTGGCGGCCACGCTGGCCGCCGGTCTGCCGCCGGACAGCCGATGCATGATGCATCTGGCCGGGCAGAAGCTGCCGGAAAAGACTCTGATGGATGCCGCCGCGGTGGATGCTCTGCACCGCATCGAATGGCGGCTCATCGGCTGCCCCGGCAGCCGCCCGCCCGACTCCATCCTTGCCGCCCTCACCGATCCCGATACAGGCGGCACCGGCAATGTGCAGAGCTTCGACAGCCCGGAAGATTTTGAGGCGGCACTTGCCGCCATGAAAGGAGGTTGAACATGGCAGACGGCATTGAACTCGGCAAAGCTTATGTCCAGATCGTACCCTCGGCCAAGGGCATCAAGGACAGCATCGTCGAAGAGCTGGGCGGCGAAAGCGCCCGCGCCGGTGAGTCTGCCGGACAGCTCTTCACCGGCAAGCTGGTCGGCACCATCAAAACGGTGCTGGGTACTGCCGCCATTGGGAAGATGATCTCCGACTCGGTCAACGCGGGCGGCGCTCTCCAGCAGAGCCTCGGCGGCATCGAAACGCTGTTCAAGGACAGCGCCGACAAGGTCAAGACCTATGCCGCACAGGCCTACAAGACCGCCGGACTTTCGGCCAACGACTACATGGAGTCCACAACCAGCTTCGCGGCCAGCCTGCTTTCCAGCGTCAGCCAGGACACCGACGCGGCGGCGCAGCTGGCCAACATGGCGATGGTGGATATGTCTGACAACGCAAACAAGATGGGTACCTCGATGCAGGACATCCAGAACGCCTATCAGGGCTTTGCGAAGCAGAACTACACCATGCTCGACAACCTCAAGCTGGGCTACGGCGGTACGCAGGCTGAGATGCAGCGCCTGCTGAAGGACGCCGAGAAGATCTCCGGTGTCCACTACGACCTCGGCAATCTGGCGGATATGTACAGTGCCATCCACATCATCCAGACAGAGCTGGACATCACCGGCACCACGGCCAGGGAAGCCACCACCACCCTGACCGGCTCCTTTGCCTCCATGAAGGCCGCAGCCCAGAATGTTCTGGGACAGATGGCGCTGGGTGAGGACCTTCAGCCCTCGCTGGAGGCCCTTGTTAAGACGGCCTGCACCTATCTGGTGGACAACCTCCTCCCGCTGGTCGTCAATGCGGTCGGCGGCATCCCGGAGGCCATCGCTGCGCTGGCCCCGGCCATCCTTCAGACCGGCACCCAGCTGCTGCAGAATCTCACATCCGGGTTTGCCGCAGGCATCCCGGATTTTTTGTCGCAGGCGCTGCCCGCCGTCCTCTCCTTCACCGAAGAGCTGCGGGCGAATTTCGGTGATTTTGTCTCGGCAGGCATCGACCTCATCCTCAGCCTTGCAAACGGGCTGGTGGAGGGCCTGCCGCAGCTCTTCGCCTACATTCCCGATATTGTCATCAATATCGCGGGCCTCATCAACGACAATGCACCGAAAATTTTAGCCGGTGCGGTCGGCCTCATGGTGCAGCTGGGCAAAGGCCTTATCGACAGCATCCCTCTCATCATCCAGAATATGGGCAAGATCGTGGAGGCCATCGTCTCGGTGATCTCCGCCTTCAACTGGCTGAATCTCGGGGCAAACATCCTGAAGGGGCTGGCCAGCGGCATCAAAAGCATGGCGTCGTCTGTGACACAGGCCATGCAGCAGGGCATCTCCGGCGCGATCAGCTGGATAAAATCCCTGCCCGGGCAGGCTGTGCAGTGGGGCAAGAATCTCATTCAGAGCTTTATCAGCGGCCTGAACGGCACCGGCACGGCGGCGACCATCGCCACTGCAGGCATTCAGGTCGCTAAGACTGCTGCACAGCCTGACACCGACTGGTCCCTCAGCGACGACGTGGTGGATAAGGCCGAGGCCAATGCATTCAGGATGCAGAACCTCGCAAAGCAGGTCGAGGACACCATCCCGGCCTACACCAAGTCCGGCGACGCTGCGGCTGCTGCCGCCCAAAAGGCCGGCTCTGCCGCAAAGACTGCCGCCTCGGTGGTGAACTCCTACAGCGACACGGCCTATGAGGTCGTCGGGAACACCAAGCGCACCATCCAGACCATCAACGAGGAGCTGTCCAACGGCACCGCCCAGCAGAAGCAGACCATCACCTCCACCAGCCGCGAGATGGTGGACGGTGTCCTCAAGGACGTCAAGACCGTCGAGACCATCGCGGCGGACGGCAAGCGGACGGTCAACCAGACCATGGAGACCGTGCGAGACGTGGTGAACACCGTGACGGCCACCACCACGGCCCTCGCGGACGGGGTCAAGACCACCACCCAGACCGTGACCAAAACTCTCGCGGACGGCACCACCGAACAGCAGCAGGTCATCACCCAGACGCAGGACAAGGTCATCGATGGGGTGCTCCGCACGGTGGAGACCGTCAAGACCATTGCCGCCGACGGCACCGAGCAGGTGGCCGAGAGCATCAAGGACAGCGCCGCCAAGACACTGGACGGCCTCTGGTCTACCCTCAAAGACCGCGCCAACGAGGGCATCCTCGGCACACTGTGGGAAGCCGTGAAGAGCGGCGACTGGGTGGGCATCGGCAAGTGGGCGGCATCCGCCCTCTACTCGGGCCTGACCGCCGACCAGAAGCAGCAGCTCACCGACTACGCCCTCTCGCTGGTGGACGGCCTGAACGGCGTTCTCGGACAGGGCGCACAGGGGCTGGCGCAGGGCGCGGCTTCTCTGGGACAGCAGCTCTTCGAGGGCATTACCGGCCGCTTTGGCGACGTTGCCTCTCTGGCCGGGCAGCTGAGTGGCACCCTGCAGGACACCTTCGCGGCTCTTAAAGGCCCCCTCGGCACAGCGGCCAAGGCCATCAGCACAGCCCTCTCGGGCAACCTGCTCTCGGCCTTCCCCACCATCTTCGCCGCGATGGGTACCCTCGTCACCACGGTCGGCTCTGCCTTTGTCGCCATGCTGGAGTCCATCGGTGCGGCCATCTCGGCTACCGGCATCGGCCTGCCTGTGGGTGCTATGGTCATCGCTGCAGGCGTCGCTCTGGCTGTGGCCATCGCGGCCATTGCCATGAAGCTGGGGAGCAGCAGCAGATCTTCCGTGAAGACGCCCAACAGCAGCTCCGGCTCCGGCAGCGCCGTCACCGCCCCCAGCTACTCGCTGTGGGACTACGAGAAAGAAACCGCTCGGCCTGAGCGCAAGCCCCGGCCCTCGTATGAGATCAACCAGTATATTTACTCCAAAGCGCAGACAGCGGCTGACCTGATGCGCGAAGCACGATACGAACAGGAAAGGGCGGTGCTTGCCGGTGTTTGATGCCATCTTTACCGCCAGCAGCGGCCAGAGCTTCAGCTTCGGCTACAAGGCAGGCGTGCTCTACAGCATCGACCCCATCGGCGATCTGCCGGTGGAGCTGGAGACCAGTCAGGGCTACCAGCAGGTGGGTGCCACCGTGGAGAGCCGCAGCATCTCCGGCGTGACCCGCACCATTACCGGGCGCATCCTGCGGAATACTGCCTATCTCAAGCGTCAGCTGCGGGATATTTTCACCCCCGGGGCCACCGGGCGGCTGACCGTGGCCGGAAAATACTACTGCGACGCCGAAGTGCAGCGCTGCCCCGCCATCAGTGCCGCAAACCTCTGGCCCACCTTCAGCTTTCAGCTTTACTGCCCGAATCCCTACTGGCGCAGTGTTTCCGAGACCAGCATTTCGCTGTTCTATACGCAGCCTGCGTTCCGGCTGCCCGTCTGCTATAGCACCCACCAGTTCGGCCTGCGCATCCAGTCGGATTTTCTCAAGCTCAGCAACCCCGGCCCGGACACGCAGGATTTTGTGCTGACGCTGACTGCGCAGGGCGTCGTACGAAACCCCGGCGTGCGGGATCTTGCTACCGGAGAGTATCTTCGTTTTCTCACCGAGATGCAGGACGGCGACGTCATTCGGCTCTGGCGGGAGGACGGGCGGCTGCGCATCGAGCAGATCATCGACGGCGAGACCTTCAATGCCTTCGAGCTGTTGGATGAGAGCAGCACCCTCTGGACGCTGCGTCACGGCACACGGGCATGGATACGCACTGCCGACAGCGGCATGACGGCGCTCTATCTGACCCTGAGTTTCAGCGCAGCGTATGCATCTCTTGTAGTGGAGGAAAACTCATGAGCGGCGAAAAAGCATCTGCCCTGACTGCCAGCGGTACAAAGACGATCTTTGTCTATGGCCCCGAGCTGAAGCTTCTGGGGCGAATCGAGAGCTGGGTGTCGCTGGTCTGGCCGGAGCGGTACAACACCTACAAGAACGTGCAGGGGGCGCAGCTGGAGCTTCATGAATCTACCAGCCTGCAGGCCCTCTGCCGCCCCGACCGGTATCTCTGGCTGGCCGGCAGCGAGCACCTCATGCGGATATGCTCCGCCCAGACCTCCGACCACCGCCTTGTGGTCTCTGCCCGCGACGCAGCCTACATCCTCGACGAGCGCAGCAGCCTCCAGACCCTGAAGAATTTTTCGGCAGAGACGACGCTCCGCCAGCTGGTCACGGCCATGGAGCCGTGGCCCGGCGTCGAGCTCGGCGACCTGGCCGAGATCACCGACACCTACACCGGTGAGGCCGCACCCGGCAGTCTGCTGGATGTGGCCGAGCAGGTATGTCAGGAACTGGACATCGGCTTCCGGCTCCGGTTCGACCCGGCAGAGAAAAAGCTGCTGTTCGAGCTGTACCGCCCTCTGCTGGACCGGAACGCCCGCTATGCGCCCCAGTACGGCAACCTTACCGATCTGACCTACACCGAGAGCACGGCCGATTATAAGAATGTGGTGATCGTGGTAGGCGGCGACGCCACCGTCACGGTGGGCGCAGAGAGTGCAGCAGGAATTGCCCGGCGTGAGCTGGTGGTGGATGCCGCCAGCCGCACCAGAAGCAGCAGCCAGACCCAGAGCGACTACCTCGAAAGCCTGAAAGCCCTCGGAACGCAGGAGCTGGCCAAGCACACTCGGCTTGAGAATTTCCGCTTTACCCCTACGGATGAGGTCACGGTGGGCAAAGTCGTCGCCGCGAGCCTGCCGGGTACCGACATTCAGGCCGCCGCCCGCATCACGTCCATCACCCTGACATCCCAGAAGGGCGAGAACAGCGTCTCTACCGAGATCGGAACACCTATCATCAGGAGAAGAACATGAAGCTTGTGACATACCCCCTCGACGGGGTGACTTACAGTGCCGAAGATGTGGCCGCTTATCTATGCACCCGCACCTCCGGCGTCTACTCTCGCGATTCAAACTTTGCTGTGACCGTCAGTGGCCCCCGGGAGATCACCGTCTCCCCCGGTCTCGCGTGGATCAACTACGACGACTTCAAGGGCATCTCTGTCTGCGCCCGGGAGCGCGGCACGCTGACGGTACCCGACGCAGACGATATGCTGCCCCGCATCGACCGGGTAGTGCTCCAGTTTGATGCCAATGCCAATCTGACGGCTCTGAAGCTCAAGCCCGGCACTCCGGAGGCCGAGCCCACTGCCCCGGAGCTGATCCGGACGCACTTCATCTATGAGCTGTGTCTGTGTGAGATCTCCGTTCCGGCCGGCAGTGCAGAGATCACTGCCGCATCCCTCACCGACACCCGCACCGACGAAGCCCTCTGCGGCCTCATGCGGGACGGAGTGACCGGGCTGCCCATGGAGGCGCTGGGCGCACAGGCACTGGCCAAGGCCAAAGAGACCGCCAAGCTTTGCGACAAGCTGCTGGCCAGTTACACCGGCGGCTATCTGGGCATCTGGCCGGTGACCCTGACGGCGGACGGCTGGGCCGAATGTACCGACATGCCCGGCTACGTCTACAAGCAGACGGCAGAGCTGCGGGCGGCGAGAGAGGCAAACGTCCCCTCCGCCGTACCCACCCCGGAGACCTTCACCGTGGCGGTGGCGGCGGGGCTTGCAGGCGTCTGCGAGACCAAGGACGGCAGCATCACGTTTTGGGCCGAGAACGTCCCGGAGGGCGGCATCCAGATGCAGGTGGAGCTGCTGGGACCCTCGGCCTCGACCGCTGACACCGGAGCGGACACCCTGGGCGACACCGTCCTCGAAGACACGACTTTGTAACGGAGGCAAACGAAAAATGAAGTATGTGAAACAGCATTTCGTCACCGGCATGAAAGTCAGCCTGCCCGACGTGCTCAACCGGATGGAGGACGGCATCGCCGCCGCCTGCGCCGCAGCCGTGGAGGGCATCGGCAGCGTGACCACCGGCGACGCCCCCGCCGCCGGCATCCGGGACGGCAGGCTCAGCCTGACCCTGCCGCGCGGTCTCCCCGGCCCGCAGGGCGACCCCGGCGAGGGCCTGAGTGACAACGCCAAGACCCTGCTGCTCTCCCTGTTGGCCGGCACGGCCCCCGACAGGGACGCCTCCCTCACCGCCCTGCGGGCAGAGTGGGGCCTCGCCGAGCCGGACGACACCACCCTCGAGGCCGCAGAGGAGGCGTGAGTATGGCGCTGGGAAGCGTAAGTATATCCACTTTTATCCCGGGGGAGTTGGAGGATTTAACCGGCACAGTTAGTATTATCCCGTTTACCCGGGCGGAAATCGAGCGGCTAGCAAACAAGAAAGCGTACCCCAACGGCAAGGTGGTGTGGTCTGCTACTGTCAATGCATCGTCTACTACCAATGTTCCTGATGACGTGGACGATATCACGATTTCAGTTGGCGACTCCCCTGTTAAAGTAGCCCGTGGCGGCTCCGCACAGTGGACGGACACAGTATATTATGGCTCGCTTTCTAGCCCACGCCCATATACTGTTTATCATACCGCAAAGTTTTCTGACGCAGGAGCTCTTACGCTCTCATTCTCCTGTAAAGTCAATATCAGCGGCGGTACATACCAACTCACAGGCTACCACT